CGACTTTGTGGGCTAAATCTTTACCCTCACGGGCATCAGCGGTGCCGTTTTTGTCTTGGTCGGCGTTTTTCTGATCGAACTGTTCACGCGCGCGCTGGCGCTCAAGTCGAGTGCGACCTTCGCCACGTTCAAGCTGCTGTTGGTATTCCTTCTTGTAAGGACGGGGTTTGTTCACGTACGGCATTTTTAACTCCTATTGTGCTCACATTGTTTTACCGGGCAGAAGCGGCACAACGGGCCGCTGATCGGGTTCCATACATCAAATTCTTCGGCTTTTTTGAGTCTATTAAGATGCACAAGCGCGGGTTGTATGTACTCTTTTTTATTGCCAGCATAATGCTCTTTGCGCACAAACTCATTGCTTACCACAAACAGCAATGCCGATTTAATCTTGTTGATCTCGGGGAAGTGAGCGAACACAGCGGTTGCCATGTAATCAAGCTGCTTGGTGTCGGCGTAGCGTGCGCTCTTGCCTGTCTTGTAGTCCACCATGTGGGCTAGCCCTTTAGCCTTGTCCACGATCAACAAGTCGACGATCCCATGCCACCACACATCAGACGCCTTGAACGCGCAGGCTTTGAGTTCCTCAGTAAGCCCAAGCTCAAGCTCGCAGTGCTTGTCGCCGGGAATATTTTTGAGCGATTCCAAAATTGACTGCATGTACGAGTATTTTTTTGGCATTGGTTTGCCGTCACGAATGTGCTTTTCTGCGGCTTTGTGTACGTCTCCACCATAAACAGCCGCTTCGTGCGGAACATCTTTAATATCTTTAGCAACTTTTAAGTGATAATATTTTTTGGGGCACTGCTCAAAAGTTTTGAGGCTGCTGTACGACCAAACTAAGTTCATTTTTACCCCACGAGGTAAGACATGATCAGAGCAAGCGCCACAAATGGGCCAAGCACCACTGAAGCAAGCAAAGCTAACAACCAAGCTGCGGCGAAAAGATCGATCAAGACTCTCATTCATTTGTCCTTTTTCTCCATAAATAACAACGCAGCGTGTGCTTCAGTCGCCCATCGTATTGTGAGCAGTGCTTGTTGACGGGCTTCGTTCCAATTTTTCTCCAACGCAGCGTCGTGTAGCGCTTTTAACGCTTTTTCAGCCTTCAGGGTTGGATAAGCGTAGTCCACGAAACTAGCAATCTCCGTAACTTTGTCCATATCCAGCCTCACAGTTTAGGGGTAAATCAGCGGCCCATGCGGGACGCAGTTTCATACACATCTCAACAAACTCTTTGCCTTGCTCGGCTTCGTCCTCGGGGATAAGGCAAGTAACAGCATCGTGCACCGTCATCACAACACGATATTTCTTTGCAATCATTAACATCTGTTCGCCAATAATAATTCGAGCTAACGCTTGACAGATGTTTTCTACGACTTTGCCACCATAAATACGATTGAGTATTACAGTTTTTCCCTTCTTTGTGTCGTACACATACTCATACTTGCCGCTGTCAGGGTCTCGGCGTTTGTGCAAGTTAGGATACTTTACATACATACCGTTGGGCAGACGAATACCACGCTTGCCCTCAACTTTGAGGATGCCACCGCGCCCAAGCTCTCCGGTCTGATTGGCTGCAATCCAATCTAGGGCTTCGTGGGCTTTTCGCCAAAGGTCTGGAATCTTGTTATTGGTTTCACGGTAAGTGCTAATAATCCGTTGCGCTTCCTCCAACGCAACTTCCACACCTGCATTTTTGAGCGCAGCCTTAAACTTCTTAGCACCCATGCCGTAACCTGACCCGAGGATCGTGGTTTTGCCGACAAATCGCTCGCCCTTGTCAACTTCAGAAATGCTCTTTGAGTAGATAGCCGAAGCCATGATTTTGTAGACATCTTCACCTTTCTCGAACGCTGACACCAAGTCGTTCTGCTCGGCCAGCCACGCAAGCGTACGCGCCTCAATCTGAGACGAGTCGGAATCGCAGATGACATGCCCGGCAGGGGCAACGATGGCTTTCTTCAGTGGGCTATTTCGCGGAAGATTCTGCAAGTTCAGCTTGTCGTCTCCGCCCCAACGCCCAGTGTGTGCAGCATAGTACCGCAAGGGCACAGGCATCGGCCCACGCGCTGAAATCTGAATGAAGCGTTCGGTGCGCGTCTGCTCAATCGTTGACTTAGCGCCAAGCCGAGCAGCTACAAGTGCTTGGACTTCCGGGTTCTCGTGCTCCAGCAACGCCTTGAAGTCTTCGTCAATCTTAGAGAAGGCGTATGTCTCCTTGCCTGTGGTCAGACTGATTTTGGTCGGCGGCTCTACATTCCACGCTTTGAGCAACTCGGCGAACTTGTGGTTGCTCATCAGGTCTTCTTCGGAGAAGTTCTCCAACAGCTCCTCGCGCCTAGAACTTACCTCCCCGTAATGCCGTATCAAGGCCGTGTCGTCCAAGTACAGAGTCGGCTCGGCGAACATCTTGATTGTCAGATCGATGAGGCGAAGCTCGGACTTGGGGAAGTCAGTAGCCATGTACTGAAATATGGAGTAGGTCAGAGCCACATCGTTGCAGCAGTATTCGCCGTACCTCGCTAGGTCGTGCAGATTAAAGTCTTCTCTCCACTTGCCCAGTGCGCTGAGCACTTCCCCGCCTTTGACCCCTACTTCGTAGTGCTCAGCCAGTACCTTCAAGCTGCCGCCCACTTCAGTTCCATGAATGGCACGGGCCATGCTCAACGTGTCGATCCAACCTTTGGCCGCGATGCCCAGGTGCCAGTTGAGGATAGCCGCATCAAACACAGCGTTGTGTGCCAGGGCTAGGTTGTTGGGGAAGTCGAACTGATCAAGCCACGCCTTGGTTTCCTTGCGTGTGCCCGAGAACCACTTAGGCTGCCCGTCATTGACTTGCACCGCTACGCCAATCACTTCAAAGCGAGAGTCACGTATGTACTCCTCCGTGGTCATCTTAGACAGACTGAACTCTCGGTCGTACGCCGTCTCAAAATCAATAGTGAGAATATTCACGGAGTAGGCTTTAGAGAGCTGCCTTGAACTTGCATGCTACTAAGCGCTGCTCTTGCTTGTTTAAGCATGTCAAGAGTTATTTTCTTTTGGGGTATATCTATATCTTTAAGCAAAGAATTGAGCACCATTGCATTAAATTTTTTATATCGCATATCGGCCATTCCTGCATTGAACGCCTTAACTTCCGCTGCATTTAATCCTAACTTTGTTAGGTCTACGTTACGCAACCACACAAAACGACCGCCCTCCACTTCAAACTCTTCAGGATGATCACGCATTTGCTCAATGATAATTTTTACTGCGTCTCTAATTTCTGTTCTAACGTCCATGAAAGCTGCTCCAATAGTGCATTTAGTTTGTCTACGTTTTCTTCGTTGATAATCAAGGCTGTGCCGCCCTGTGCTTGTATCTGTCCGATGTGCTTAAGTTGAAGGGCTGTCGCCCGACCTTTCCCGGCCTTTGCCTCTACCGCCAGGAAGTGCCCCTGCACGCAGCACAGGAAGTCGGGCACGCCACTGTTGCCGTAGCCCGTGCCGATCGGCATGGCGTAGTAGACCCCGTGCTTGGCAAGGATGGCCTTGATTTTGGCCTTGACTTTGGACTCAGGAGTTGCTGCCATCTCGCCACTGTACTGACTCAACTTGACTTTGTCAAGTACTTGGCCCCTCTGTGGGAACTGGTACATACCCGGACTAACAATGTTAGGCAGACGTAAAAAAGCCCCGCAGCGCGAGGCTTGCGGGGCTAAGGGGGCCAGGGGCACCCCCTTGGAGAGAACTCATGCACTCACTGCGTGACGCTCAGCACATCACGCAGTTTGATAGCGTACCAACTGAGCTTTCCAGCGTCAATATCGACCGAGCCTTTCTTGCCCAGGCGCGAGCCGTACTTCAGCACATTGCCCTTGAGGTAACCGATGAACTCCTCTCGGCTCAGCTTAGCTTGCAAGAAGTCTATCGTCTCAATGCCGCCATCCTTGTAATGCGGCGGCTGATTAACCATGTCATCTTTGAGCATGGATGTGTTGGAGGTGACCGTAGTCAGGGTTGACCAAGTCTTGTGGGGCACACCCTTCTTGTGCACCGCATCAATATCCACGGGCTTGGCTTTGGGCACAGCAGGGCTAACATTGTTAGTCTTCTTGTACCTAACGGCGTACACAAGCGAGGGCTTGACATTCAGCACCAGCGCCACATCCTTGGGCTTAGCCTTAGGGTTAGCCGCAGCGTAACGGCGAATCTTCTCACTCATTGAAAGTTTTTTGCGTCCCATGTTGGGGCTCCTTCAGTTTGATTTCGTCTCGAACATATTCAGTAAGAACTGCGCGCATCTGCGCTTGTTTGTTACGAGGATGATAATTGTTAAAATAATTAATTACCTCCCAACTCAAGCGTATGCTCGTGAGGAATAAGCGCGGTTTCTTACCAGGACCGCGACCTTTTCGTTTATGTTGCTGTGTCAAGTTTTCATCCATTAATTCTCCTTTGATAAAAACAATCGTCCTTCGACTTTGCATGGGCCTTAGGTCCGATTATCAATGCAGGTGCCGACACCTCGGCTGCTCCTACTCGGGTTGACAATACAAAGCATGATCAAGAGACATAGCAGTCAAGTGAACATAAATCCTATCAACATGACTAGCAGTAACGCCGCGCATATAGTCAAAGACAAGATTAGTCTTCCTGCTAACTCAAACGCTCTGTCCATCTCGTCTGTTTGATTGATCACGGCGTACCTCTCTTTCATCCATCATTCTTTCTGCAATATCGAACGCAGTCACAGTCACTTGCTCTACATATGCCGGTTCATGCCCCGCGCTTAATATGCCTAGCATCGCAAGCCCTGCGTAAAAGTCTTTTAGGTGTTCATCGTCCATTGTTGTTCCTAACATTGTTAGACCCTTGCGTTGATGCGCTTAGCCTTCGTGGGTTTGGGACTGACGCGCTCCTCAAGCTCAAGCAGCACCGTGGCTAGGTCTTTGTCTAGCAGGTGCAACCTCTGAGTCCATCGAGAGATCGTCAACTGAATGTCTCGGACAAGCTCGGCCTTGAGCGTATCGTCACTTACTACCTCAGACATGAGCCGATAGCCACCGCCGTGTTCCCGGTCGGTTGGCAGACTGACAAATGCCCGAATTTGTACGGGCTCTGTTTCTACTAGCTGGATGCGGCAACGCTGAATCAGCGCTCGTGCTTGTTGTCTGCGGTATTGCTCCGCAGCCTCTGAGTCATCCCACTCAAAGTATTTGTGCAGTACGCTGTCCTCCTTCCTTGCTTCCTCTAGCACGTCCGTGACTTTGAGTACACCGCCGTTGCTTTTGGCGATCTTTGTGAGAACTTTCTTTTCGATTTCCATTGCCATTTGATTAGCTCCTTGTTGATTAAATGCCTGCCCTGCCTTGCTTTGCCTCGCCAGAGCACACCGCTCCAGTCCCGGCCGCGCCTTGCCGTACCGAG